ACTCAGCAGTAAGCTGCCAGCAATAACAGAAACCCAGATAAGATGGGGAAAGAAGCATTGTTTTCCACATAATGCTTACCGCTGTAAAGATGAAATGTGGTGCAGTGAATGTGGAAAGATGTGGGTTGATGTAACTGGTCAGAAGGAAGGGTACATACAGTGTCCTTACTGCGGTGAACGCCTGGAAATAAAAACCAGCAGGAAGAAAAAGCTGTGTCAGTATGAATACATGACTATCGTCACGGCAGTAGACAAGTTTCAGGTGCTCAGACATGTGGAAATAGGAAAGCACAAAGGGATGAAAATGGGGGAAATATTCTACCATAGCATGGAAGTTTGCCAGCAGTGGATAACTGAGGACAGGAAAGAAACAGTAATGGCCAGGCCAATGAATATGGGTAAGAATGCCTGGATATACACACAGCCGATAAGCATCAAAAATTCTGTTGATTATTACGGGTATAATTGCTATGACATAAACGGATATGTATATCCAAAAGTAAAGCTGCTGCCTATACTCCGAAGGAACGGCCTTCGTACTTCGTTCCATGGTATTACTCCGGCCAGGCTGATACATGCCATTTTAGGAGAAAGCAAGTATGCGGAAATGCTATTGAAGACGAAACAGTATGGTATGCTGAGTTTTTACATGCATCGTGGTTGTATTTATCATCCGTGGGCAGTGAATATCTGTAACCGCAACGGGTATATCATTAAGGACGGATCGATGTATGACGATTACCTTCATTTGCTTGATTATTTCCACCTTGACACACATAATGCTCACTATGTATGCCCAAAGAACCTGAAGAAAGAGCATGACAAACTGGTTGAGAAAAAGAGAAAGATAGAAGCGAAGATTTGGGCCGAGGAGGAACGGAAGAGACGGATTGAACGCATGTCCAGAATGAAACAGGATATCCTCTCTTTCATCCAGAGAATCCAGCCATTCCTGGGAATAGAAATCAAGGATGAAGATATTGTGATCCGTCCATTGGAAAGTGTTACCCAGTTCTATCAGGAAGGAAAGGCTATGCACCATTGTGTATATCAAAATGAATATTACAAGCGTAAGGATTGCCTTATTCTCACAGCACAGAAGAATGGAAAACGTCTTGAAACGGTAGAGGTCTCTTTAAAGACCTTCAAGATCGTACAGAGCAGGGCGGTCTGTAACAAGACCAGCGATTACCATGATCATATTATCAAATTGGTAAACCGTAACATGGGACTGATAAGGAGGGCTGCATCATGAAGGTTTGTGTCGAGTGTGGCCGGAACCTTCCGGAAAGCAAGTTCCGGTCCTATGAAACAAAATCCGGCATTCATTACACCAATAGATGCCGGTTATGTGAGAGCAGACACACGTCTGAAAGAAGAAAACAGGACAGGCTTCATGGACGGCTGGCCAGATATACCAATGATCAGCTGGTGGCCGAACTACGGAGACGTGGAGCGCATATCATGTATGGAAGTGATTTTGATTGTGTAACAACGATTTGACGATGGGAAAGTTGAAAGTTTATTATGGATGGGCGAAGATAGGCACTATCCGGAAGAAACGTGCTATATCCGTCATATATGAGAATGAATGGCATGGCTGCAGGTGTGATCGTGGACAAAGGATTTTGATGTCATCACAGGAAACAGTAATAGAGAGGTACCAGGATGAGGAAGAAGAGAAAGCCGCAAAGGATTGTACCCGGATATTTACCGAGTATAGCCTGTTCTTTGACGAAAAGCCAATAAACGGCAGTCTTAACAAGATACTCCAAATGAACAGTGAGGCCGACAAGAATCATGTATCTAAGGCTATGCGTGATAAGATTGCTGAAGCCTTACGAAAAGCCTTTATGAAGGCCAACCGCGGATATAGAGAACCAGATGGACAACAACTTGAATTAAATTTTGAATAACATGGGAAAGCAGGAAAGTTTGAGTGATTATTATCAGTTCGCAAAGGATTATGCCAAGGCAGAAAGGGAGCTGAAAATCGAGAATTGGGTGCAAATCAGCATCTGCTACGGTTACGGTCATCAATCTGTCATCCTATACACATACGACCTTCCTCGTGAAGTGTACGAAAGAAGGATGTGGGTAATCAGATGGAGGGTGGCCAGATTGCAATGCCAGTATCCGAGGAATGATGTATATCCTTCTTTTTACTACTACGACAAGCGTTCAGGAGAGTCGCTTGAAGTGAGTTCCTGCCTTTCAAAGCTGGTTTCAGCAAAAGCCCAGATAACAAAAGCAGAACGTAGGATGAATGAGTACATTGAGCACAACCGTCAGAACAACATGTTCTTTGATGAGAATACGGACGAAGAACTGGTTAAGTTCCGGGAGAAACTGGAACGCAAGAAACTCGAATGTGCCGAGTGTGAAAAGAGACTTGAGCAGCTTGTAGAAAAAAGGAGAAATAATCAATGAAAACGAAATTGTATTACCTGTTTCTGGCAGTCATGTGGTGGCTGCTGGGATAGGTGGAAAGGAGAAGAATATGTACGAAAGAATGATTTGCATGAATTGTAAAAACTATGAGAACGGGAAATGTACAGTAAAATACTATGTGCAGGAAACAAGTCCTTATCATGAGTGCGATGAGGTTATGCTTAGTGCAGACTTTGAGCCAGACGGTAAGCCTGTCATGTTTTATGAAGAAAGAAAGGAGGATTAATTATGAAAAGAGAAATAAAATTCAGAGGTAAATCAAAAAAGACAAGAAAATGGCTTTATGGTTATTTAGGTGAATCTAAATTCAGAATTCTTGATTATGTCTATACAGACAAAGTTATTTTTGATAATGTTCTGTCATTTAATACTGATAACAGTGCCTATGTAATCAAAGATTTGTCTGTAGAAGAAGAAACCATCTGCCAGTTCACAGGATTGAAAGACAAGAACGGAACTGATATTTATGAGGGTGATATAGTAAAGACTCCTTTGCTAGACCCTATATTTTGCGACATTATAAAGGATAAATTTTGCAATGCGGAAATAAGATTTAATAAAGGTTCTTTTGTTGTAAGTTATTACAGAGGCGACCATAATATTTACCTTTCAGATTTGAATGATAAGATAAGAGTGATAGGAAATAAATTTGATAACCCTGAATTATTGGAGGAGTAAATATGAAACAAGTAAAAGTAAAAATAGAGACATCGGTAGAAACCATGTTAGGTGATAAGCCTGTAAATGAATTTCTTGGTGATATTGCAGATATATGTCACACGTCATTAGAATATTCAACATCAAAGAATGAAGGATGTGAAACGCTGTATGAAGATGGTGAATATGAAGATTACAGAAATGATATGGAGGATAGGGTATCTGTTCTTGAAGGTGCTCTTTGTCAGATATTGGATTTACTGGAGGATTAAAAAAGAAAGCAGGCCAGATATTAAGCCTGCTTTTATATATGGATTTTATGAATATTCTAAGCCGGGATTCGAACCCGGGACCTAACGCTTCGTAAATGCGCCGCTCTTTCCACTGAGCTACTTAGCCGATGCAAATATACTATCTTTAAATTAAAAAACAAAGAATTTTGCAAAAAATAAAGGGGAAAAATGAAAGCCATATCCATCAAACAACCGTGGGCGATTAGGCTCGCCCACGGGAATATTTGTTTCTAAGTTTTAGACACAAAAATATGTTTGATAATTTAAGTATGCTTCATATACCAATTCAAATAGATTAACTTTTGTTTCGTCTGAAGCTTGATGATCTATATTTGCTATGAATCTACTATTGTTAGTTTCAATAGTATAATTAATCTCTTTATAAGAAAATTTATTATTTTCTAATTTATTATTTGGAAGGTCTGCTAATATTATAAATGATTCTAAGATGTAGTTCATTTCTCCATCGTTGTATATGCCTTTGTTTTTTGAAAGTCTTAAAAGTTTTGACTTTAACGAATCAGATGAACCTGATATGCGTTTAAGAAATTCAAAAACGACAAGAGATGGAGAGCTATTTATCCAAAATCTTTTTTGGTTAAATAAAATACATTCGTTATATTCTTTATAGTCGAAATTAAACTTCTCAATTGTACGAATGTTGATGAGATTGTATATTAAAAGATGTCTTAATAAAAAGACTATATTAAAGTATGCAAAATTACCTCTGCTAGAAATAGTCGAATTGTTTGTAATATTCATAACTTGATTAGCGATACATTTTGCAATTTCATTCACATTATCAAAATGGAAAATTTCCTTGCTGTAGAACTTATCAATATAGCCTGAAAAATCAACATCGGCACCATATTTTGCATGAAATATTTTTCTGATATTTTCGATATCACATACTAATATGGTTTTGTCAAATTTGAATTTGTGTTCATTGGTGCGGCAAAAGTCGTCATGTACTGAAAGAATGTTGAGTATTCTGAATATATGCTCTGGATCTATACGATCAAGGTCATCTATAATCAATATGGCCTCTTTCCCATTTTCTCCTTTTGCATTCGAAATTAAATTCTGTATAATCTGTGTAATAATATTGCTTTCATAAATTGAACCTAGTTTTTGTGATATCTTAGTCATGAAAGATTTAACTTCAGCATTTTCCGATAAGGATTTTTCTTTTTGAAACTTTTTGATATTTTCCCTTAACTTTAAGAGTTGGTGTATTATGTCGGTTTTGAAGCATACCTTTTCTGCTGTTGACAGAATATTACCAATCAGAATATCTAGGTTATTTTCTATATAAAAATATGTTGCCACAGAAGAGGTTATCTGTATATTATTAAAGTCGCAAGGAACTTTCTCAAGAAGTTGTAATAGAATGTCTGATTTGATGTATTCAAATATGTCTTCATTGCTGGCTACAGAATAATTTACAGGAGTAAGAATGATTGGTATATATTCCTTAGAGTGTTGATTATTGAAAAAATCATTAATGAAGTACGATTTTCCAATACCATATATCCCTGAGAAAATGATATTAGAATTGTTCGCTTCTTCTAAAAACTGTAAGAATCTTTGAGATTCGTTCTTGATACTTATTTCCATGTTTTATTTTGTTTTAAATGTTTCTGTTTTCAAATATACGAATAAAATTGTTTGATTCAAAATTTTTACTGACAAATCGTGTCAGTGCTTTGTGAATACCCGGTAACTGCTTTGTGGCGGTTATCGGGTAAATTTGTTTCTGTAACGCAAATAATAACAGTTATGGAAGTAATTTACAGAAGTACAGAAATATTGAAGAAGCTGGAGAACAACCCGAGAACTATATCGGAAGAACAACTCCAGAAGTTAAAGGAATCCATACAGAAGAATCCAGACTATTTTGAAGCTCGACCAATCATCCTGTCTGATCGGACGGGAGAACTTGTCATCATAGCAGGGAACCAGCGTTATGATGCGTGTGTTCAGCTTGGAATTGAGGAAGTGCCTACAGTGCTCATCCCAAACTTGACAGAGGAGCGTGAGCGGGAAATCATCATCCGTGATAATGTGAACAATGGAGAATGGGATCTGTCTCGTCTGTTTGAGTGGGACTGTCAGAAACTAATGGAATGGGGCTTAGAAGGCATTAGTTTTCCTGATTTGGATGATTTTCCTGGTGGAGTAGAAGATACTCACAATGTACTTCGGAATGAAAACTACGAAGCTGGAGCCCATATAAAGTATTTGGCATTTGAAGGATACAAGATTCCGATTACTGATATCGAGTTGGAAGGATTGAAGCAGCGTGCTGCAGAGTATCTTGATGAGAACGGAGTTATGATTGGGTTTGTAAATAATCTGCTTGGTTTATGATGGAATATATTGATATAGAATCATTGAATCCGGCAGAGTATAACCCGAGGTTACTAACACCGGAAGCTCAGGAGGAGTTGAAGAAGTCGATAACTGAGCTAGGCATTATCAAGCCTATTATTATCCGCAGGTCGGATAAACGAATTATGGCAGGGCACCAGCGGACAAAGACCATGAAGTTGCTGGGATATACTCATGTTCCGGCTTTCGTTCTGGACGGGGTGAACTCTACGGATGAGGTGCGTTTTAACCAACTTCACAACTATGCTGAATGCGAAGTGTCGGAGGTTCAGCCGGACATTCGTGTTTCTGTTCCTGAAGGAACGGAAGGGTTCTTTATGGTCCAGAATAAGGATATAGCCATCATTACCAAGGGAGGGAATAACTCACGCGTAGTGGACCTAACGAAGATGATTCTGCGCTATGGCCAGTTTGCGAATGCCGTATGCAACCATGAGGGAAAGGTCATCATATCCACCGTATACGCCAAGGCGGTTAAGCTTCTAGGTATGGACCTGCTTGTCTATGTACTTCCGGAAGGAAAGGAGGAACTGGCCCTGTCTTATTTTTCGAAGGAATACGGTGTCTTTGAATACTCCCATCTGGAGCGAAAGACTTACATACAGTCTTTTGCACAGAAGGCACGTCTCAGGGAGAAAAACGGTGTCCCGAGCAGCAGGAGCCATTCCACGCTGTACGAGCGTCTGGTGCTTCCGTTCATCACGAAGGATATGCATGTGCTTGACTTCGGAGCCGGACAGAAGGACTATGCCACCAGGCTGAAAAAGGAGGGATACCTCATTGACGCGATAGAGTTCTTTCACCGGAAGGACGGAGTTGACGTGATAGACGAGAAGGAGATACGTCAGGACTGTGCGGACGTGTGCAAGACATTGTCGGAGTATGGCCTGTATGATGTAGTGATATGTGACAGCGTCCTGAACTCCGTAAATTCCCTTGACGATGAAAGGAACGTCCTTCTTTCCCTTTCTGCACTGTGCAAGCCAGGTGGTATGATCTTTTGGTCGGGTATTCCTTTATTGTTTGCGCAGAAAGCTTCTGAGCGAAAGGAAACGCACGATTACCGTTCAAAAGCCTTATTTCTGGATGCAGACAATTTCACGGCAAACTTTCGTTTTGGTGAATGGTATTTCCTGCATTATCATTCCACGGCAGACGTATGCCGTCTTACGGAAGAACTTATCGGTTCTGATTTCAGGATATATGAGAAGGGCATCGAGGTAGACAAGTCACGGGAACTGCGCGGATCATCTTTTCAGGTTTCCGTCATAAACGAAAGAACCGCATTGCGTGATGAATACATTGAAGCTCTGAGATACGAATTTACTCTTCCTCTTCCCAACAACAGAAGATGGGATTTAGATAAGGAAATATTACCAGTTTTTGAAAAATTGTGATTATGGCAGCACCAAAAGGAAATAAGTTCTGGATGTTAAGAAGCAAGCATGGCAGGGACAAGCTCTTTGCCACGCCTGAACTTTTGTGGGAGGCGGCGTGTGAATATTTCCAATGGTGCGATGAAAATCCTTGGACGACTAGAAAGGCAACGCAGAAGACTGTTCCTGTAAAGGTTGTAAAAGATAAGGAGATTGTAATAGAGAACCAACAACAGACACAGCAGGAGGTTACTCCCACGTCACGACCATACTCTCTCATGGGAATGTGTGTGTATTTGGGTGCTTCTACAAATTGGTGGAATGAGTTTCGTTCTGCCTGCATAAATAAAAGGGATAAAGATTTTTTGGAGGTCATCGCACGCGTGGAGGAAACCATCAAGACTCAACAATTCGAGGGGGCTTGTGTTGGAGCCTTCAATGCGAATATCATTGCTCGTACCCTAGGGCTGGCAGATAAGCAGGAAGTGGACCATACGACGCAAGGAAAACCATTCAAAGGATTCGACTTTCTTCCCTATACTCCAGAAGCAGATAAACTGAAGTGATATGGGACAGAACGTGAACATAAAGCAGCGGTTAGCTTACAACTACCTTCGAGATAACAGGACGAAGTTTCTGCTGTATGGTGGTGCCGGAGGTGGTGGAAAATCATGGCTAGGCTGTGAATGGCTGATGCAATGCGCTTACTACCTTCCAGGCACACGCTGGTTTGTCGGTCGAAATAATCTGAAGGATAGCCGTGAGTCAGTAACCGTAACCTTTAATAAGGTGGCAAAGTTACATGGTTTCACGGCATACAAGACAACCAACGAAGGGATAGCATTTGACAACGGAAGTGAGATAGTCTATATTGACCTGACCTATTATCCGGTAAAAGACCCGATGTATGAGCGTTTGGGCTCAAAGGAATACACTGGTGGATGGATAGAAGAAGCCGGGGAGGTGCATTGCCTTGCCTTTGACGTACTGAAGACACGTATCGGCCGACATATGAACGATGTGTATGGAATTCCAGGAAAGATACTTATCACCTGCAACCCGAAGAAAAACTGGTTGTATCGTGATTTTTATAAGCCGTGGAAAGAGGGTAAGCTCAAAGAACCGTATGCCTTCATTCAGGCGCTGGTACAGGATAATCCATGGGCCACTGAGGACTATATCGAGAGTTTGCGGAATACGAAGGATAGGGTAACCAAGGAACGTCTGTATTTCGGTAATTGGGAGTATGACAATGACCCGACAGCCCTTTGTGATTACGATGCTATCTGTGACCTGTTCACGAATGAGTTTGTCAAGCCTGCCGGGGATTCTTCCGGATCTGCTGACCTTGCTATGAAGGGACGTGACCGTTTCATTGCTGGACACTGGAAAGGGAATGTCTGCTATATCAAGCTGGATCAGGAATACAGTACTGGGAAATCTATCGAGACAGACCTGAAGCACATGATGATAGAATGTTCCATACCTCGTAGCCGTATGATAGCCGACTCTGACGGTCTGGGAAGTTATCTTGAAAGCTATCTGAACGGAATCAGGGAGTTTCATGGAGGAACACGACCCATCAATCCTGAGTATGACAACCTGAAATCGGAATGTGCCTTCAAGCTGGCGGAGATGATAAACAACCGCCTTCTCCGTATAGTATGTACGGAAGCACAGAAGGAGCGAATAATTGAAGAACTTGGGGTGTTGAAGCAGGATCATATTGATGCGGATACAAGGAAGAAAGGAATTATCAGCAAGGAGAAGATGAAGGAGATACTTGGCCGCTCTCCCGACTATCTTGACATGTTGATTATGGCGATGTTTTTTAGAATTAAACCAGTTTTAAAGCGGCCTAAAGCAAAACTTGGGAATATATGACGGTGAAGGAATTGTTGGTAGTTGGTAATTTGTCCCATGGTATAGAAGGAGAGCTTGTAAAGCTCCATAAGCCGTGGAAGGTAGGAAAGGTCAGGACTCCTGATACTTTGAATGACATGAGCATGGGTGAACTTATGCAGTTACAGTCAATCAGTACGGAAATGGAAACTATAATGGTGCCCTGTCGTGTGCTACTGGGAATGTCGGCGTGTGAGGTGATGAAGGCTGATGCATCCGAGGTTATAGGGTTCTGTTTCTGGGTAGCCAAGGAAGTGAAGCGGATAAACAAATTGTTTGCTTCCACGTCCGTACCTCCTACACCGGAGGAGAAGCAGGCCGGGGCAGAATCATTGAATTTCGGGCCGTTCGGACAGCTTGACTACTTTGCACTGAGAATGGGGATAACGGACCATGAAGCGGTAGAATATGTTCCTTGGGTACGTGTGTATAAATGTTTAGATATGGATGCCAGAAAGATCAAATATGAACGTCGGTTACGAAAAATCTTGGAGGAAAAGAAGAAATGACAGTAGAAGAGAAAGTTAAGAAAATAGTGGAGCAGATGGGTGTTACCTATCTGTTTGAGAACTGGCAGGCTGCAAATGTAAGGCTTGACAAGATGCAGCTCCCTGCTGTGATGTATGTACTTCCGTCTTCCGGAAATCTGAATGTGGGACCTATGCAGATGAAAGACTTCCCTAACTGCATGATAGCCTTTATGGATAAGATAAAACATGATTCTTCTGGTGAAGAGAATGACCAAGTGATAGAACGATGCAAATCTTTGGCTAGGGAATTTATACTGAATGTGAACAGAAGCAGAATGTTTGAGCCTGTCCAGGGTGACATTCCGTACTCGGTGTTCTATGATAAGTTGGACGTAAATGTGACCGGGATTGTTATCCAGCTTCTTTTGAAGGAAACGAGGGGATTTGTGATATGTCCTACAAAAACGGTGAAGGAGATAGTGTATGGAACTTCTGATGAGGGATAAGGTGATGGAGCTGGTGTCCTCCGAGCTGGAAGCATTGAAGCAGAAGATTATCGAGAACCATAAGGAAGCAAAGCAGGTAGCTTCTGGCAGGACGATAGCCAGCATGAAGGTAGAGGTCACGGAAGATGGCGGTATTCTGTGGGGGCGTAGCGCATTCGGGACGCTGGAAACTGGACGCAAAGGAGGGAAAGTACCGGCAGGATTCTGGAAGATAATCCGGCAATGGATGGATGACAAGGGTATTCAGGTAGAGAAGCCTGATTCGTTCGCTTACCTTGTGGCCCGTAAGATTGCGAGAGAAGGTACGCAGCTTTTCCGGAATGGCGGACGGAGTGATATTTATTCTTCTGAGATAAAAGGAACAATAGAGAGAATGTCTGATAAGATTGGCCTTTTGTTTGGTAGTGAAGTCGAACATATAAATTTAAATAAAGATGAGAGAAGGGACAATAAGTAGTTACAAAGTCTATTATCCGGACTCTGTATGTTTTTGTTTTAACCCGAACAAGATTATTGTAGAAACAGATCGGGAAGTTACATTCTTGATTGGGAATAAAGGGGCTTTGCAGAATTATGGAACATTCGATTCTACATTTGATCGAACATTTCGTGTTGTAAAGGGAGCATTTGTTGATGACCGGGATTCTAACAAGACAAAGGTTGTTCTTGATGTATCTCCTTATTTGCAGGCATTGTTTGATTTTGATCCTGTTGGAGAGATGATATCCAGTAAGGAAATTGATGTTAAGATTGAGATTTCTGGAGCTAATATGCAATTTAGTGTTGTGACAATTTGGGGCAGCCTAGCGATTGGAGAAAGTATTACTGATGCCAGAAAGGTTCGTAAATTTGGAGATTTACCGTTTACTATATCGTATTTTGATACGTCCATGCATCATTCAGATCTTTCATCCAAGCCTTCTTATATTTCCGTTGAAGAAGTAGAATGTGGCGATGGTGTTTATTTGCGTTGGATAGACCGCCATGGCTTTTATCAGTATTGGCTTTTTTCTAAAGGTCAGGATGATATAAAGTCAAATCAATATGGGGAACAATTGTATCAGGATTATGAGGTCGGAGGACGAGGGTATTATGGAGTTTCTCGTATGCAGGGTATGGAGGTTGCTAATACCATGAGAATATGTGCCTCATTGGTAGATCGTGATTATTATTCGATGGTTAGAACGATTATCGGATCTCCTATGGTAGATATGTATCAAGATGGGGTATGGATTCCTGTGAGAATCAATAATTCTACCGTTTCTGATGAAGGAAAGAGTTTGCAGGATATAGAGTTTTCAATAGTATTGCCGGACATAATCACACAGAAGCTATGAAAGAAGAATTGTACATAGACAATAAGCCTGTTGATTTAGGAAGTGGTACGAATGTAACATTGTCTTACAAGAGCAATTTCTTGTCTGATGTGAGTAAGATTGTAAGCAATAATAGTTATACCATTAATCTACCATTGACAGCTAGAAACAAAAGGGTAATTGAAGGTGCGCATATACCTTCATGTAGTACAAGGTTCCCGAGAATAAATCATGCCGGTAGATATGTGCGCAATGGAGTTGAATTGATTAGCAAGGGAAATGTTTCTCTTCTTGAGATTAATGATGGAATTGATATCGCATTGTCATGGGGCAATGTTACGAAATTTGCAAGCATAGTGAATGACAATAAGACATTGCGGGATCTATCTTATGATGAAACCTCGTATATTAGCTGGATAAGACCTAGTTCCGGAGCTTTTTTCCCTCCCATGTATTTTATTGACTATGGGTTTAAAGATACGGATGAAACGATATGGTATCATCCATGTATGTCTGTGAAGTCAATACTTCAGAGAATACAAGAGGATTGTGGGGTAACGTTCAATATTCATAGTAGAAGTGATATGTTGGATAGGCTTATCATTCCTTTGACCACAAGATATGATTCTGATATCGTGTCTGAAGGGAGCGCTGAGGAACTTGTCTTTGCCAACAGGTCATATAGGTTCGATAGTCCGATAGGATATTTTGTTCTATTTGAAAGTCGGGAAATTGATAATTTCTATTATGCGGCACATTATCTTACAAATGAAGTTAGTGGGACATTCATCTCAGGGATACGTAACAAATTTAAGAATACGAAGTACAGAGTTTCTGGGCAAATGAAGTTTAAGGTTTCCGGTGAATACGAAAATTTGTCTTTGACTGGTTATTTAATGCGTAGATATGGTGATGATGATATGTTTACCTTGTTTAGTGCATCTGGGACTATTCAAGGAGACTATTATGTGATAGAAATCGATTCTGAAACAGATGTATTGGATTGTACAGGTAGTAATCATCTTATGTATTTTTATCTTACAGGAATAGCTTCTAGTGCAACAACTGTAACAGACATATCTGGAAGTATAACAATACAGGCGGTTGCATTTCCAACTCCGGCTCCAGCTTCAGGGGATGATACAATAAATAACCGTTATTATTACATACCTAATCTTCCAGACATTAAGCAGATTGATTTCATTAAGGGGGTTATGTCTATGTTGGGATTGTTTGCCATTCCTGGAGATGACAATCAAATAGAGTTTTATCCTATTGAATATATCCTTGAGAATAAAAGCAGAAAGTATGATTGGAGTAAATATCTGGTATCTACTTATATGGATAACAGACCAATATCCATGTCTTTTTCTTACAGTGAATTTGCGCAAAATAATGTGTACGCATACGATGAGGATGATTATGGGAAGTATAGTGGCATTATTAAAGTAAATGATGAAACGCTGGATTTGGAAAAGGAAGCGATAACTTTACCATTTATTCCTACTGAAACCAATGGAGATAAAGCATATATCCCGCTTTATACATATGATGATGAGGGTAACTTACAGTACGACGAGGATGATGATGCAAGAATTCTGCTTCTTCCGTCTGTAAATAGTACAAAGCCAACATTTATCGGGTTATCTTGGCCGGAACTTATAGATAAGAATTATAAGGGATATAAATCTATTGTCGCAGAACAAAAGGTAATAAATGTGAGCATTAGAATAAGAGAGGTTGATCTTAAAGATTTGGATATGTCCATACCTGTATATCTGTCTCAGTATGGAAAATATTATGCAATCGTTAGTATACAAGTTGGTGAGAATGGGATTTGTAAATGTGAATTATTTCAGTTGGAGGATTAAGCTATGGCAGAGAAGGTAGAAAAGATTTTAGATATTAAGGTGAATTACAGCGATGCTATTAAGGCGATAGCGGAATATCAGAAGAAGATTGATGCGGCTAGGGAAGCAGAAAAGAACTTGAAGAAGCAGCTGAAGGATGGGGAAATTTCCCGTCAGCAGTACAATGAAGCAATGGCTGCATCAAAGATAGCTGTTGCGGACTATAATGACTCAATACGTATTATTAACAAGACAGTGCAAAATCAGATTAAGCAGGAAAAGGAGCAAGAGGGAAGTTTGAGAGCTCTTCGGGCTGAATTATCGAATTTGACAGCTGAATATGACTCCTTGTCGGAAGCAGAAAGAAAAGGAGCTCGGGGTGATGAACTGAAAAATAAGATAAACGAGGTTACGGATGCTTTGAAAGGTGGAGAGGAGGAAACGCAGAGGTATTATCGGAATGTGGGTAACTACGAGGAAGCGATTAAGAGTGCGGTTGCTAGTAATATTCCGTTTATTGGAACATTAATACAGACTCAGGATGAGATGGGAAGTGTAAAGGCGGGTGCTGTGGCAGCAGGTGCTGCCGTGAAGAATTTCTCAAAGACACTTCTTGCATTGTTGGCTAACCCGATTGTTGCTATTCTTACTGCGATTTCCGTGGTGATTATGGCTGTAGCTAAAGGTATTAAATCGAGTGAGGAAAATACAAGCAGATGGAATGCTGTTCTTGCTCCATTGAAAATGGTTTTGGATGCTGTGGGCAAGGTGTTGCAGATTGTTGCAAGTGGGATACTTTCTGTTGTGGAATCGGGTGGAAAGATGATGGAATGGATTACGAAACAGCTTGAGAAACTTCCTGTACTTGGCAAATATGTGGCAGAGGTAAACAAGGAGTATGAGAGATATATTACTATGGCAAAGGAGCAGGCGGCAATAGATAGAGACACACGAAACCTGCAGGTGCAGAATGCAAAGAATGCTCTTCAGATAGCTACTTTGAAGGCAAAGGCCGATGATGAGCTGAATGTGTCTGCGAAGGAGCGTATGGAAGCCATCAGGGAAGCTAATAGGCTGGAGGAGGAAGCCAGCAAGAAGAACTATGAACTGGCTAAGAGAAGATATGAACTGATGGTACAGCAGAATGCGATGGCTGAGAATACCAAGGAAACCAATGATGCTATTGCTCAGGCTGAGGTGGAGATGTATAATGCTTTAACCGAGTATCAGGATAAAAGAGGTGAATTACTTGGTCGTGAGGTGTCTTTGGCAAGCGAAATAAAATCTGCTGAAAAGGAAAAATCGGATGCTGCCATTGCTTCAAAGCAGAAAGAGGTGGAAGCGGTAAGAGCGGCAGAGGATGCCATGCTGGCTCTCGTTAAAGATAAGCGTGAGCAGGTACGTAAAGAAATTGAATTCACTTATTCCCGTCAGATAGAAGATTTACGCGCAAGACTGAATACAGAAACTGACCTTACTGTAAAAGCCCGGCAGGCTATCAACGACCAGATAAAAGCCCTGGAACAGAAGAAGGCTGCTGAGTTGCAAAAGCTGTCTGAGGAGGAGTTACAGAAAGAGATAGACAACCGTAGCAAGCTAATTTCTTTACAACTTGAAGCAGTAAAGAAAGGTAGTGAGCAGGAATATCAGCTTAGGATGCAGCAGCTACTTGTACAACGTGATGCCGAGCTTGCTGACAAGGAACTGACTGAACAGATGAAGCTGGCCATTGTAGATAAATATAATAGACAGATTGATGATCTGGTGGCACAGCATGAAAAAGAGATCTCGGAGAAACAGCAGGAAGCCGTACGGGTGAGAATGGAAAACGAGATTATGCAACTTCAGCAGTCGGGTGCAAGTGAACTGGATATATTGCAGGAACAGGCTGCCCAAAAACTAGAATTGTTGAATAGTATACAGCAGCAAGAAGGGGAGAGTGAGCAGGAGTTCCTAAATCGTAAGCTTTTAGCCAATCAGGAGTACATTGATGCAAAGAAAGCTATTGCAGAAAAGGAAGTAGAGATTGAGCAGGCGAAATATGAAGCCATAAGTTCGATTGCATCTGGATTATCATCTGTTTTTGAAGCATTAGGAGATTCAAATAAGGGATTTGCTATCTTGAGTAAAACATTAGCTCTTGCAGAAATTGCGATAAATACAGGTAAAGCAATAGCTGCAGGTGTAGCTCAAGCTCAATCAGTGCCTTTCCCTGCTAATATTGCTGCAATTGCAACTACTGTAACTACTATACTTGCTAATATCGCAACAGCAATAAATACAGTAAAAAGTGCTAAATTTGCAACAGGTGGTTTAGTTACCGGACCAGGAACCGGAACCAGTGATAGCATACCTGCCCAGCTGAGTAACGGTGAGTCGGTAATGACGGCCAGAGCCACCTCAATGTTTGCTCCATTGCTTTCATCATTTAATCAGATGGGAGGGGGAGTGCCTATCAACGTAACACAGACAAGTAGTCAGACTCTTGGAGAGGATATGCTGGCCAGAGCAGTCGCAAAGGGAGTTCAGGCTATACGTCCTGTGGTTTCTGTTGAGGAGATAACCAGAGTTAATAATCGTGTAAAAGTATTGGAGAATTTGGGTAGTATATGAGAGCCTATGAATTTGTGGTGACGCATAAAAGTGTATTAGAACAGATGACCCAGCTGCAAATAAAGCCTAATGATGTAAAATACATCGAATTGTACAAGGAGTACATTAGGCTGAATAAAGAGGGGCATAAAAAAACATATATAATCCAGTATCTGTCGGATGAGTACAATGTGGATGAAAGGACTATATATAGAGTTGTGAATAGATTTTCACAGGAAATCGAAATGTAATTGATTAGGGTGGGCTGGAGCTCACCCTATTTTTTTGCTGACAAGGCGTGTCAGTGTTATTGACTTCGTAAATTCTTATAGCCGTATCTTGTTTCTTACCTTTGTTTCAAACAATTACGAGATATGGCTAAACTATTTATCAACAAAGACATTGCTCCTGACTCGGATAAGGCAAAGTATTGGCTTTCCGGTGAGGATAGCATATCCTTCACAGATATACAATATTTCATGGATTGGATGGATCGAAATGATAATCGTATTGATGTTGAAATCCATTCTTGTGGAGGGGACTGTGTGGAAGGGTATGCAATCTATGATGCTCTACGTGCTTCCGGTAAGGAGATTTCTTGCAAGGTTGTGGGTACATGTGCGAGTATGGCTACAGTGATTTTGCTTGCAGCTCCATTGGAAAGACGAACAGCATACGCACATTCATCTCTCTGTATACATGATCCATATGGTGATGGAGCATTATTGAAAGGGAAGGTTACTCCTGAAAGGCTTGAATCCATTGCTGCAGACCTCAGAGCAGAGAAACAAAAGATGCTGGACCTGTATGTGGAGCGTACCGGGCAAAATAGAGATGTGCTGGAGACACAGATGGCAACGGATAGCTGGTTCGGCCCAGAGAAGGCGATTGAACTCGGATTCATTTCTTCGATAGTTCCGGCTATTTCAGCGAAGAAAGAAGAAAACATTATTAATCCTAAAACAAATATTATGTCGAAAAAGGAAGTAAAGGTTGAATCAACTTTGCTTAGCCGTCTCCTGAGAAAGTGCGGTTACGCAAAAATTGAAGATGTTCCGGCAGTAGGTATGGTTATAACTACCTCTACTGGGGAAGAATTGAATGTGGAACGTGAAGAGGGAGATATTCAAGTTGGAGATCCGGCTTCTCCTGATGGCGAGTTTGTGCTTGAAGATGGGCGAACGGTAGTTGTTCAAGAAGGTGTGATTACGGAAATTCGTGAGCCAGGAAGTGAAGATGAGGACGTAGAGGCATTGAAGGCACGCATTGATGAACTGGAGTCGGAGGTGGCCGACCTTAAATCGAATGCCAAGACGGAGGATGAAATTAAGGTACTTGATGCGGTAGCAAAGGCTGGAGGTATTGAAAAGCTGACTAAAGCGGCCGCAAGTAAGTACATTCCAGCGGGACGTACGACCACTTACGGCAATAAGCCTGAAACAAAGCATGCGAGTAAGATTGAACAGAAATTGGATGAGATCAGAGAAAAAAGAAAAGGAGGTAAAAGATGACGTGGGAACAGTTAAGTAATCTGACACCTGATAATGGTGCGATTCGTAATTTGAGAGACTTGATTATTGCAGAGACGTTTACTGATCCTGAATTGGAACGTTTCTTCACTCTTGTACAGAATGCAAAGAATGGTGAAAAAATTGGGTATCGCGGAGCAATGAGTGATGTCGGTTGGGCCGGATCTGGTTGTAATCCAAGCTATAAAAATGCAACCATTCAATTTCTGGAGAAAGAATGGTCGATTGGTGATTGGCAAGTTCCTTTAAAATGGTGTTATACAGATCTGATTAATACTATTGCAGAATATTGTCTGAAAACAGGGACAGAAATCGGTGATCTCACTTCAACTGAATATATGGATGATATTGTATATCCAGCACTGAAGGATGCAATGATGAACATGATGTGGCGCTTTGTATGGTTCTCAGATAAGGATGCAAAACTTCATTCTGAATCTGGAGTCTTGTCTACAGGAACTGATACTGAGTTGTTTAAAACAACCGATGGCTTGTGGAAACGCCTTTTTACTATTGGAACTTCCAGTGCAGGTCAAAAAACATCTATTGCAGCTAATAGTGAAGCAACGATGGCCGAGCAGTTTAGCAAGTTGAAGGAGTCTGGAGTCGCAATTGGAATCTTCGATGCGATGCTTGAAAATGCTGATGCTCGAATCGCAGGTTTGCCGGGTGCTGGTATCTTCTGTACTAAAACACTTGCAGATGCGTTGACAAAAGATTTGAAGCGTGAATACAAGGAAATCCTTACATGGGAACAGATCTTTGGAGGAATGAAAGTGACAGAGTATAATGGTGTTCCTGTATACCAGATTCCGGTGTGGGATAGAATGATTATGAAATACCAGAATGACGGAACGAAACTTAATCTTCCTCATCGTGCTGTGTTTGGTTCTCCTCGTGAAATGCTGGTAGGTACCCCAGCAAATGACTTGATTTCAGAATTGGACATTTGGTTTGATAAAAAAGACCGTATGAATTATTTGTACTCTACTGGTAAGATGGGAACACAGATTGGGCAGGATGATTTGTTTCAGTTAGCTTATTGATGAAAGGAGGAATTATGTCAGGAATTTGTGATTATGCAATAAAAAGAGATATCGTGGCGAATTGCGATGATCCGCTCGTTCCTGGAGTCGAGCAGGAAGGTGTTATCATGAACCGGAAGGACGTGGATTTTGCTACGGTAGCTTTCAATGCAACACGTAAAAATGTAATTGAAACGCTGGCGTTGAAGGAAGGTAAGAAAGCCTATAAGGTTATTGTGCCTGGAAGCACTCCGTTTACCGGAACGAATACGGCACTTGCTGTCGGTACCTATCAGAATACGTTTACCAATACGGTGAACATGGTGATTCTTGCTAATGATCCGGACGTGTGTGCGGACATTATTGACGGACTGGCAAACGGTGAATATGTGGTAATCTTGGAGAACAAGGCAAAAAACTTGCAGAAAGAAGAGAATCCGGGTGATTCCGCATTCCAGATTTATGGTTACTACCAAGGCTTGAAGGCTGCCGAAATCAGCAATGATAAATACTCTGAAGAAACCGATGGCGGCTGGTCCATATCCTTACAGGAAACTAAGGTACCAAAATCTGCTTTGTTCCTTTACAAGACAGACTATGAAACGACCAAGACGGCTATCGATACATTGACATCACCAGCAGCTTGATATGGAAGTGATAGATGTGGTTAATAGGTTGAAAGAGTTGGGAAGCATTGCTTCCCTCTCTTCTTCTGACAAGGTAGAGATTGAGAATCTGTATACGCTTGTCCTTGACAAGAAGTTTGCCCGTACATCTTGTAGCGATTGCTATCATGATGCGGTTATAGAAATGAGTGTGTATCTTAACAAGAACGGAAAGATGAAAGAAAAATCAGAATACGGTTTGAAGAATGGCGTTCTCCTTCAGATGGGATTTGGAAGCGCGGAAATGTACACGAATGCCAATCTTACTGATGAAGCTGCAGAGAAGTATCTGGCGAAATACCCGGACAACATTAAGTATTTCTCAAAGAAACCCGATGACTGGGAGGAACGAGTAAAGTCCAGAAAGGATGGAAATGTGGTGATTAATAACGAGCTTGTTTCTCTCATGGTGGAAGCTATGAAGGATGGAGTTTCAAGCAAGTCAATTCAGGAAGAGTTCAAGGGTTATAAAATCTCCGGAAAGAATATTACAAAAAAAGTCCTGACAGCTCACGTAAACAAGGCTCTGGAAGTATTTGCTGATATGCAGGAGAATTCGGAAGAAAGTGAAGAAGGCAGTGAGAATGGGGATGATCATGAATCTACTGATGGACAGACCGATGAAGACGGAGAAGCGGTAGAAGGCGCTGAATAAATTAAAACCTCACGGAATTATGAAAGTAAAGGAGCTTAGAAAGAAGAGCAGTGTAAGGGTAGATATACGCTATCTGCAGCAACTTGGAATACAGTCTTACGGGGATGATAACCTCTATCCGCAGACGGTAAGAAATATCATTGCAGCGAGTTCTACCGGAAGTGAATGTGCGGACCGTTTCGCAGATTTTATTGAAGGTAACGGATTCCGTGAGGTTTCTTTCTCTGAGTATGTGGTAAACCGGAAAGGAGATACGGCTGATGACATACATTCACTAGTATGTCGGGATATGGCTGACTTCAATGGAATAGCTGTTCATGTAAATTATAATATTCTGGGCCAGATTGTGGAAGTTCAGCATATCCCATTTGAGAACTGCCGTTTGGTGGAGGAAGATGATAACGGATATGTGGCAAAGATTGCCGTGCATCCGGACTGGAGCGGTATGAAAACCAGGAGAGGGAAAAAGATTCGCGTCGTTAAAGAGAATATCGATTATATCGATGTGTTTAATCCGCTTCAATCTGTTGTCCTGGCACAGATTGAAGCTGCCGGTGGTATTGAATATTACAAAGGGCAGGTGTTATGGGTGTCCATGGCTGGGAAACAGACTTATCCGATAGGTAAATCTGACCGTGTCATTACGGAAATGAGCACGGATGAGGGACTTTCCAACGTAAAGTACAGAAATGTGCGGAATAACTTTCTTCCGTCCGGTATGGTCGTGACTAAGAAAGGTTCGGATAGTGTCAGATACGATGAAAAAGGTAATGAAATAAAGATTCCGGAGGATGACGGGTTCTCTGATAGCCTTGTAAAGCTACAGGGTGATACTAATTCTCTGAAGCTTATAGAGGTAACGCTTGAAAATGACGAAGAAATGCCTGAATTTATCCCATTCACTACACAGAATTATGATAAGGAGTTTACCGTTACAGATGCGAGCGTGGTAGAGCGAATTTATTCCGCTTATGGGCAGGAGCCGTGGTATTGTATCCGTATCGGGAAAGTGGGCTTTTCTGGAGATATATTGGAGGATGCATTTGAGTATTATAATTCTATTGTCAGCAAGCAACAACGCTTGATAGAGCGCACGTTTGACCGTATTTTCCGCTACTGGTTTGAGGTAGCAAACCCGTCAATGGATTTTAGTGTACAACCATTAAAGTATGTAAGAAATGCAGGAGTATCTAATAACAACGCTTGAGGTTTCCACTTTATCCCGTAGTATGTCTGTGCATGTTGATGAAGACAAGATAGAAACGTATATACGGGAGTCTGAGAATATTGATATCAAATCAGCTCTTGGGGATTCCCTATTCCTTGATGTGAAAGAGCATCCGGAGAAATACGTGATTCTGCTTGAGGGGGGGACATATGAAGACAAGCGTGGAGAGAAAAAGATGTTCATGGGTATTAAGACCGCATTGGCATATTATACCTATGCACGAATCGTGAAGAATGGTGATGGGAACGTAACTAGATATGGATTTGTGCAGAAGGAGGATGAATATAGCACTCGTCCAGATATGAAGGAGAAGGTAATGGCTTATAATGATGCGTTTTCCATCGCTGACAGATATCTGAAGGAGTGTGTAATGTTCCTTGATGACAGGAAGGAAGAGTACCCGCTTTATAAAGGGTATGGGAAAATAAAAGCCAATAGAACTGTTTTTAGAATTATAGGAGATTAGTCATGAAAGATTCGCTAAATACATTGAAAGAATTAGCCAGCAGCGTTCGCAACGCAACTAAAGAAGGTGAAAATTCAGCAGAGCGAATAGGGAGATTGTTTGAAGGGATACTAGAGTATATTAAGACTCCAGAATCAATAGAAAACTACTTCGAACTAAAGCAGGATAGCAATGGGTTAGACTATATTTACACAAAGTACAACATTGCATCTGCTGGTGCACTTTCTATGTATGCAAGCGATAAGATTAATGTTCCTTCAATTTACGATGGCCTTCCGATTGACAACGATACAATCTATTGGCATGAAGTAGATGGATCCAAGGTGCTTAAAGCAAAAGGAGGGGGAGGTGAGGCTGGCTCAGTTCAGTGGGATAATATCTCAGGTAAGCCTTCATGGATTGAAGATACAAAACCATCCTATTCATGGTCTGATATTACTGGTGAAAAGCCTTTCTATACGAAAGAAGAGATCGCTTCAAAATATGTTACTATTGATACCGAGCAGGAGATAACAGCATTAAAGCATTTCACTGCCGGTCTCTCAGTCGGAGAATCAAAGAAAAAGATCTACGAAGAAAACGGTGTTGTCTACATTGATGCAGATGTAGCTGTTACCGGAGCAATGACTTTCTATGCTTCGGCTGGTAGATCCGTATCTACCATTATGGACGGCGTAACTGTTGATGAAGAAACTATCACAAAAGGATCTGACAATGTACTTCGCATAAAAAATGCTGGTGCAGGAAGTTCCTTCGATGAAAATGCCATGTGGTCTGCACTTTCCGGATCTTCGGACAACCAGATCAACAAGTCGCATCTAACCACGGCTTTGGATGGATATGCAACCCAGAATTGGGTTATAGAAAACTATGCCACCAAATCAGAGTTGTCAGCTGTGTCTAATAAGTTAAATGACTTCTTAGAAGGTTCTGATACGGATAACATCATAAACAAGTGGAAGGAATTGGAAGCATTTCTGTCCGGAATGGCAGAAACGGATAATCTCGCGGAAATACTTGAAACAAAGGCCGACAAAAAATATGTAGATAGCACCTTTGTTACGTTGGCAACCAAGCAAACGATCACAGGGGAAAAGACATTTTCCTCTGTGATGAATACAGCCGCTATCAAGGCATCCGGAGCTATTACAGCACCTTCGCTGGCAGTATCGGACTGGGTTACTATTGCTGGAATTAAGCTGAGGAAGTTGGAGGATGGTGCGCTAATGCTGGAAGGAAATCTGGCATTAACAGGTGGTCTCACAACGTATGCGTCTGATGGCGTTTCTTTCGCTTCAATTTATGACGGACTGCCCATAGACAACGATACAATCTACTGGCAAGAGGTGGAAGGATCTAAAGTTCTGAAAGCAAAAGAGGGTAGCGGATCATCCTTCGACAAGTCTGCCATGTGGACGGCATTGGCCGGATCTACCACGGAACAGATCAACAAGTCGCACCTTACTACTGCTTTGACAGGTTACGCAACCGAAAGTTGGGTGTCAAGAAAAAACTATGCTGTTAAAGCTACAACTTTAGCTGGATATGGCATAACGGACGGAGTTAATGCTGTCAGTGTTACCGGAACAGGTAATGCCGTAACTGCTGCATCTATTAGCGGTCACACTCTTACTCTGACCAAAGGAGCTACATTTAACAATTACACGCATCCTACGGCTACAGCTACTACCATCACAGCCGCTAATGGAAAAGTCTTGTCCGCTATCACAGTTAATAATCAAGGACATGTAACATCTGTCAGCGGTAAAACACTAGCGGCAGCAGACATACCAACCTTAGAAATATCAAAAATATCGGGTTTACAGGATTCACTGGATGCAAAGTTAGAATCTTCCGCATATACAGCAGCTGATGTCTTGGCCAAATTGAAAACCGTAGATGGCTCTAATAGCGGACTGGATGCCGATTTGTTGGACGGTACACATAAGACTGCTTTATTTACAGCTTTGACTTCATCCTCAGCGACTAACATTTCTATCACGGTAGGAGGAACAACGAAAAGCATTGCTGACTTATTCGCGAACTCGGCAGCTAAACTTGAAACGGCCCGGACTATTTGGGGACAATCCTTTGACGGAACAAAGCCTGTAACTGGGGCACTGACCAGCGTAACAGATATCATGGGTACCGGCACATTTACAGGTGCCAATTTAAAAGCAACGGACAGTGTATATGTTAACGGAATCCGCCTGCATAAAACCTCAGACGGAGTAATTACCCTGGAGGGCAATCTAGCCGTAACAGGGGGTATTACTACCTATGCAATAGATCCGGTTTCCGTGTCTACAGTCATGGATGGGGTAGTAGTGGATGGAACGACTATCAAGAAAGAAAACGGCAAACTTGTCGCGGTAGGAGGTGGCGAAGCTGGTAATGTGTCATGGGATAATATATCCGGAAAACCTTCTGTATTCCCGACTAACATCGCAAACATCACTGACCTACATTCAAGCTGGGATTCCGTTTTAGCTGCACAGAAACCTGCATGGCTAACGGCTGTAAGTATAGCAACTATTTCGGATCTGCACGCTAATTGGGATGCATTATTAAAGGCTACTCCGTCTGCATACGTGACTCGCTGGCCGACTATTTCGGAGGTTACAGGTAAGCAGAATTTAATTGTAAAACTGAACGGAGGAACAACAGAAGGAACGAACCAGTTTACTTATAACGCAACCGGGGCTAAGACTATCAATATAACTCCGGCCGGGATCGGTGCGGCCGCAAGCAGTCATAACCATTCATGGAGCAATATTACCAGCGGCAAACCGACTACATTGGCCGGGTATGGAATTACAGACGCACCAACTAAAACGGGTAGTGGTGCTAGTGGTACATGGGGTATAGGAATTACAGGAAATGCAGCTACGGCAAGTAAATGGGCAACAGCTAGAACTATAACGCTAGGTTCGTATTTATCCGGATCTGTAAGTTTAGACGGATCTGTAAATGTAACTCTAAATGCAAATGTTCTAGGTCTTACTTCTCAAGGTAATAAAACCGCTGCTACTGGTAATACCTCCCCTGCTAGTGGTGTAAGACTTTATCAAGTGTATAACAATGGTTATCCAACAACTTACGGTAACTTATTAAGTGTAAAAGGTGGTGGTGCTGGAGAATTATTGCTTAGCTGGAATAATGCCAATAGAATATATTACAGAAGTCTACGAGATAACGGTGATAATTGGCTAGGATGGAATGAATTAGCTTTTATAACAGACAATGTGGCTTCTGCAACGAAGTTAAAAACTGCCCGTACATTATGGGGACGTAGCTTTGATGGAACCGGAAATGTAAGCGGAAATTTAGATAATGTTGGTAATATAAACACCATAGGTGGAACTATTAATGCTAAAGTATTTGCGTACAATCCTTCTGATAATCACGATGGCTTGCCGTGGTATGGTATGGCCCACTACGGAAATAATGTTATAGCTATATCCGGATATGGAGGAATCGAATTATTTACATCAGCAGGTAATGTTTTAGCAATAGGAACAGATAATAAAGTTTATGCAAATTCTTATGTAGCAAGTAATTCGTTTAGAAGTACTGGAGATACAGGATGGTATAACGAAAAATGGGGTGGAGGATGGTATATGTCCGATAGTAATTTTTTAAGATCGACTAATGAAAAATCAGTTTATATTGGTAACGGATCTTATAGAACTGCCGGAGGTGGATATGCTGCAAATAACATAAATAATGCTTCTGAGGTTTTTAGTTGTAGGTTTATGTCGGAAAGTATTGCTGGTATTCCAGCCGGTAATATACGAAATATATTAGGATGGTATGATTCAGCAGCTAGTGGATGGACTACATCTTATATAATTGGAAGCAAGCGTAATTATAACAACGACTGGGGAGAAATGACTTTTGGAGTATATAGATACGAAGGCAGTAGTAGGTCTATGAGAATGCTTATGACGCTAGACGGTGCAGGACAAAAACTATATATTGAAGGTAACATTCTTGCCACTGGCGGTAGTTCATTCTATGGATCAGATATACGATACAAATCAATCATTCATCCTGTTATGTTATTAGCATTAAATAAAATAGCAGAAGCACCTTCATTTGTGTATCGGTGGAATAGACCTAATATGAATCAAAATAGGCTGAATTTGGGAGGATCGGCCCAATATACTCAGTCAATCCTTCCGTGGGCTGTTGAAAATAGCAATAACTTCCTATCTATGGACTATGCAACGGTAGCCTACACATTCGCTGTACACACGGCTAGACATTTGATGAACTATGAAACAAGAACCGATAAGAAAATCAAGAAACTAGAGAACAGAGTTAAATATTTAGAGAAACAA